TACCAGGAGTAAGGATCATACCTTACCAAGAAGATGGTTTTGCTAATCTTACACCACACTCTGAATTTACTTTAGATGGTGCTGGATTATTTAGAACATCTGCAACGGTACCAACTTATGCAGCTGCAACATGTTTAAATGTACAAACCTTAAAAGGCGCACTTAATCTTACTATTGATATTCTTGGTGATTCAACAACTGAACCATCGCTTAAACCCAATCAAGTATTAATTGCATCAACATCGCCTGAAGCTGCTGATATTACTGTAGGAAACTATTTAGTAAATAATGAAGGACTTGTAACAGGCCATTCACGATTAACTAGAATTAATTCTGTTGTTGGTGGAGTAACACCTTCACAATACCCAACAGTAATACCTGCTGGAACAACTGCATTATTAGTAACATGCCAATCTGAAGTTAGTGTAACAACAACTGCAGCGAATGTACAGAAGGTAGAATTATATTATCCAATTGATAGTTGGGTAGATTACCTTAATATATTTGCTTTACCTGGTTTTAATTTACTAGCAACAAAACATGTTCCTGATGGATCTAATACTAGACAGAATTACTGTTTAAGTCCGATTTTAGGTGGAACTAATTTATATAAAGCTTTAACTGATAAAGAAACTATTAACTTCCGTTATGTTGTAGATACTTATGGAAATGGTATAGAAGCAAATTGTAAATCTGTTTATACAAATTTATGTGCAGGTAGGAAAAACGCATTCGCAATTGTTAATGCACCATCTGCTAAAGATTTTAAAGCAAATACAGATCCAAGCTTTACAGATGCAACTGGTGGTTTATCATCTAAGATGATTGCTGAAGGTGGAAATCTTGCATTGAATCCAACAATTAGATATTCATTACCATCGGCAACGAGTGGTGGATCTTGGGGTGGTTATTATTACCCATTTATTACTGTTAGAGATTTAGGAAAGAACATAAGTGTTCCTCCTGCTGCGTATGTATCTAATAACTACATACTTAAATATGAAAACGCATTACCGTGGTCAATCGTGGCTGGTGTAAGACGTGGAGTTATAGGTGGAAATGGAGTTGTAGGTTTAGAATTAAATCTTGACCAAGAAGATCGTTATTACTTAGAGCCATTCGGATTCAATCCAATTGTATTCCAAAGTGGAACAGGACCAACTATCTTTGCAAACAAAACAGCACAACAAGTTCCGAAGTCTGCTTTAAGTTCAATTAACGTTAGAGAGGTTGTAATTTATATTCAAGATGGTATAGATGCAATTCTTAAAAACTATTTATTCGAATTTAATACAGCTCAGACAAGATTAGAAATAAAAACGTTAGCTGATAACTTCTTATCAACAGTTCAAAATGACGATGGTGTTTATGATTATAGAAATATAATGGATGAAACAAATAACACACCAGAAGTAATTGATCAAAATGTAGGTATCCTTGATACATATATTGAACCAGTAAGAGGAATGGAAATTCTTGTACAAAGAACAACTATTTTAAGGACTGGAGCAATTAGTTCAGGAAACTTCCAATAAGAAGTTAAGTAAGACGAATATATAAAAAAACAATATAAACTATGCCACTACCACATTATACCCAATCTAAGGCCAGTAGCCAAAGGTTCGAACCAATACAGCCTAATCTATTTGAGGTTACTATATTTTCACCACTAGGGGATGATACAGGACTTATCTTAGAGCAGGTTAATTCAATCGGAGGATTAAATAATTTAAATCCATCTGTTGATGCAATCGGACAGAAATATAAATTTGCAGATAGATCTTTTGCAGGAATGCCAGGTCAAACGTTTGCTGATTTAACACTTAACTTCAGTCTTAACTTGAATGATGCTAATGAAAACTACATATATAATACATTCCGTAACTGGAATACTGTAATCTATGATCCATTAACTGGTGAAATGGGATTAAAGAAAGATTATGTAGGTAGTATGATTGTTGTTCAATATAACAGAGCAGGAGATATCTTCAGAAAGATTACATTTAAAGATGTATTCCCAACAGGACAACCTGATTTTGTGGATGAACTGAATTATACTACACAAGATGCAGCTCAGTTAACAATGGTATTCCGTTGTGACCATTGGGTTGAGGAAAACGTAGGAGCTTAATTAATTTAAACTAACTAAAACTGGGATTGTTTATAGCATTCCCAGTTTTTTTGCCTCATCACCAATATATAATATAAAATATATAATATAGAGATATGATAATCTATAAATTACAACAAGAAAAAACGAACAAAGTTTACATTGGGTATTCAGTAAATGATAACCCTAATAACTTTGGAACTGGAAAATACATCAAACGTGCGGTTAAGGATTTTGGAACAAAGTCTTTTAGTCGAGATGTTGTTGAAGTCTTTACAGAAGACCAAGCATTAAGTGATGTTTTGAAAAGAGTAGAGTATTGGATTAATAAATTTAAATCTGATAACTCTAAGTATGGATATAATGAAACTGTCCAAGAACTTATCCCACAGAGGAAGCGACTTACTAAAAAATTACAAGTACTGTTAACACCTGAAGACGAGGATAGTCTTAATACAATTATTATACAGAAATCAATGGAAGACAGAATTAAACCTGTTGCAATATCAAGATATGTAAGACAATTAATAGTAGAGCATATAGTTGAAGAAACAAGCCCAGAAAAACAATTAACAAAAAATAAATAAACGATGTCAAAAGAACACGAAGATAATATTCAAAAGGAATTCGAAAAAGCTGAAGCAGTTCAAGTGGATGCTACTGAAACTCCTAACGAAGTAGTACAAGGCTTAGGAAAGGTTGATACTAATAGACAAATGAATAAAATTACTTCAGATGATCCTGAAATTAAAAGGTTAAATGCGATGGTTGGTTATACTAGGCTAGACCTTAATAGTTTCCCTTCTGGTGGTAAATTCTATAGAGATGATTTTGAAATTCATATTAGGCCTGCAAAGGTTGCTGAAGTTAGAAGTTTTTCAACTATTGATGAAAACAATCTTAGAGAAGTAGATGAAGGTTTAAATAACCTTATAATTTCATGTTCTAAATCAATGTATGGTACTCAACGAGGATCTTATAAAGATATTCTTGAAGAAGATAGAATTTATTTAATACTTTCTATTAGAGAATTAACATTCAAAACTGGAGAACATACATTAATGATGCCAGTTTCAAGCAAAGCATGCAAATCTTCAATGTGTAAATCACAAGAGTCTGTGGAATTAAGAACTAGTAATTTACAATTTAATACTGTTGTAGATAAATTTGAAAAGTACTATGATGATGGTGATAGGTGTTATTCTATTGCTACTAAGAATTATGGTGTTATTCAAATGGCCCCTCCAACTATTGGTATAATGAGAGCTATAACTGATTATATCAGAGATAGAGAAGAGAACAATAAAAACTGGGATAAATCTACACTGGCTATCTTACCTTACCTACAGAGGGAATGGAGAGGATGGACTGAAAAGGATATTTTTGCAAAGATTACATCCTTCCAAGGGTGGGATTCTACAAAATACACAATCGTCTACAGATTAGCTGAAGACATGAAAGTCGGTGTTAAACCGGAGATGGTATTCCCATGTAAAAGCTGCAGTGAGGAGGTCACTGTGCCGCTCACGTTTCCCGGCGGTATCAAGGCTCTGTTCCTTATTCCAGATATCTCTACTGAACTTCTTTAAAATTAGAGTACTATTATTAGAAAAGTTGCATCTCCAACCATCAGAGTTGGATTTGCTTCCTTTCTATGAATATGAGTATACGCTGGAAATCTATAATGATTTGTTAAAAGATCGAAATAAACAAGAACAACAAAATACTAAAGACACACAGGATAAATACAATATGGATGGGCTATCTAGTAAAATGAAAAATCCTAAGATGCCTAAGATGCCTAATATATCCATGCCAAAATTATAAAAATAAAATTTAAATGGCTGCTGTAACTTTAAAAGATTTGATGGATCCGTTAACTAAGATCCAAGCTGCTACTGAATCTACGGCGGAAGCTGTGGATTCTTTGTCTGTAGCAATAGGCACACAAATACAAGGCACTAATGCTGTACTACAGAAATTAGATAAATTGGTTGCTGCGCAAACTGGTGTATTGGGTGGTAATACAGATATAATAATGATGAGGCTTGCACTAAATCGCAATAAATTATTAGCTAAAATTGCTAGTGGGGAGAGTGGTAGTAAAGGAAAGGCTGCTGGTGGTGGAAAAACAGGAAAACTTAAAGAGGGTGGTGAAGCATTAGGACTATTAGGAGCTGGTGCATCAACGTTAGCAAAAGGTATGTTATTATTTCAGCTAGTACCAAAGAAGGGTATTAAAAAGTTTAGAGATACCTTATATGATCTCTTTGATATCATGGATACGTTTAATGGCAAGAAAATAAAGAAAGGTGCAGAAGGGTTTAAATTAATAGCTGATTCTATTGGCACATTTGCAAAAAATTTAGTATTAGCAACACTCCTTTTACCAATAGGATTAGTAGGGGTAAAATTATTAAAGGTTGCGGTAAACGGTTTATACACTACATTTACCGATTTAGGAGAAGATTCAAAAACAATCAATAAAGGTGCTAAGGCTTTAGACTTAATGGGTACTTCGCTATTATCATTTGCTAAAGGGTTGGCTCTTGCTGGTTTAGTAGCTATTGTTGGTATTGTTGCAATTCCATTTTTAATTGTTAGTTTAGTTTTAGTAGGTGGTGCTATAATGCTACTTGGTAAGCGTGATAAACAAATAAAGAAAGGTGCAAAGGCACTAGATAGGGTTGGGGATTCTTTAAAATCATTTGGTATAGGTTTAGCTATATTTGCAATAACTACATTTTTTATTATGCTACAGCCTACTATTCTTATAGGAATGGTTGCTAGTATAGTTTTAATAGGTGGCGCAGTGGCATTAATCGGGTTGCTAAATAAACAAATTAATAAAGGATCATTATCTCTTGCTCTTATGGGCTTGGGTTTAATTGTATTCGGGATAGGTTATTCAATATTTGCAGGTGCCGTTGCAACAACGGCACCTACTATTGATGATATTGGCATACAGTTCGCAGTCATAGTAGGTATGGGTTTAGTAACTGCCCTATTAGGCGCTGGTTTAAGTTTAATAGCGCAAGGTGCACTTTCTCTTATTCTTATGGGCGCTGGGTTAATTATATTTGGTATGGGGTATACTCCATTTGCTGAAGCTACTAAAGGTGCAACATTAGAAAGCGTTGGTGTAGAGATTGGTGTATTAACTGCGTTAGGTTTAGTATTTGCAGCAGCAGGTGCAGGTGCAATAGCTATTATACCAGGTGCTGCTGCATTTGGTGCAATAGGTTTAGGCTTAATGGCATTAGCACCAGGTTTAATGGCAATGAAAAAGGTTGACTTTACTGAAGATGATGCTCTTAAATTAACAACAACATTAGCTGGTGTAAAGATGGCATTTTTAGGACCTCCTAATAAAGGTGGAGTAATAAGTGGAATCTTTAAGAGTATAGGTGGGGCAATAAGCGGTGGTGCCGATGCGGTCGCAATGACAGCAGCTGCTGTTGGTTTTGCCGCTGCAGGTAAATCATTAACTGCACTATCCACAGGGCTAAAAGATTATCAAAAATTAAATTGGTCTGATAGCGAAAGCTTAACTTTAGCTGGAACTTTATCTGGTATAACATCAGCATTTGCACAAGCAGGTGGCGAACCTGCAAGCCCAGGTGGACTGTTTGGTGCAGTATTTGGAAATACATTCAGTCCTAATGCAACCAAGAGAGGTGTTGATTCTGTTATGGGGGCAGGTAAAGCATTAACTAGCATAGCAACAGGTTTAACAGTATTTCAAAAATTAGTAAAATCAAAAATTGGTTTTGTAGAATTATCAAAAGATATAGCAAAGGTTATTGGATTTGTGTCTGAAGCTTTTGCTGCAATTGGTGGATCTGATCAAGATGTTGAATCAGGCGGATTTTTTAGTGGTTTATTT